GTTGATCATGCCGTGTACTCCAATGCTTGCAGCTTGCTGATGCGGTCAAGGATGGCGTTTTCTCGCATGTGGTTGTCTGCGCGCACTCTTTCCAATTGCTTGTTCAGGCCTTCCAGCTCCTTGGCGACCACGTCCTCGCGTGGGTAAAAGGTTACGGTGATTTCTGCGATGCCAACTTCCGTCCACTCTTCAGTGCCGCTCATGTCGTGGTTTATGTAAGTCAGGCCACTGATCGCTTCATCGTTTTCGCCCTCAGCAATCATGTGGTTGATTTCGTCTATTCCTCTCCACTTTGATGTGGTCCAGGCCTTTGCGGTTCCTGTGATTTTTACTGATGTGCTCATGTCTTCTCCTTCGGTTTAAAAGCCTCATTCCAGCTTAGGGCGTCCAAGCTGGCCATGTCGGTCCATTTCAATGCGCGGGCCGTGGCCAGCGTGTAGGTGTCTTTCCAAAAGTGGCTGCCATCGGCCCACATCGCTTGCGCCTTAGCAATTGCTGCAGGCTTGGACCTGGCCACCACGTTGTAGAGCCGCAGCCACTCGCCCGTCTGGCGGTGCTGGCCAAACACGGCCCACTTCGGTGAAGGCTTGGCGGGCCGCGTTTTTTGCTTGCCAGTGCCCTTGCAGCCAAAGCAGGTGGTGCCGTGCAGCAAGTTGAAAGAGTACCGACCCGTGCCGTTGCAACGTGTGCAGGTGTAGGTCTGGCGCTCGGCCTTCTCGCTCATGCCTGCCTCCGGCTTTCATAGGCTTCCGCCAGGCTGCGTGGCGTGCGCAAAGGGAATGGCAGCACCATGCTGCTGATCTGGCCTTCCGGCACCGGCGCGTCCAGCTTGGTTTCCTGCGTAGCCATCACCCAGCGGCTGCCAAGCTGGCGCAGGCTGCGCACCCACTTGCGCATGTTGGCGCGCTGCGTCTCGCGGTCGGCGTGGCCAATGCACCAAAGGCGGCGGCCAGTTTTCAAAAGTTTGGTGTTCATTTAAGCTCTCCTTGCGATTCAATTGTTGCGTTAACCGTTTCCTCGTTGTCACCGCAGGATTTCCAAAGCGCATTCATCAACACCTCATTGTTGTGATGCAGGCGTCTTAATTCTTCGGCAGCATCACGTCTGGTGGTTGTTGGGTTTCCATGCATCAAATAGTCAGCCAATCGCAACGCTTTAGATTCTTCGCTCATCTTCAGTTCTCCAGTTGTTCAGTGATCTCTTGCTCAATACGCTGGCGGTCGTCGTCGGTGACCTTGCGCTCCAGCCAAGCAGCGGGTTTGCCGCGCCGGTCCAAAATTTCAAACTCGCACTCGGTGTAGCCGTAGTAATCCATGTCGCTGTCGCAGGTGTGCGCGCTGCCCCGGTGTGGGGACTGGCGAAAGAAATGCGTCACCTTGGCGATGCAAGGAATGCCAGCGACGCGTGTCTCGATTTCCATGTGTGAATCTCCTGTGTGAAATGCGGCCCCAAGAAACGGGGCCAGGGCCTGCTGCATGATTGGGTGAAGGTTGCTCATAAAAAACCCCGTTTGTGTTGCGGTAAATGCATCTTGCCATCGAAAAACATGGGCTGCAAGGGGTTTGCGTGGGTTTCCTTGAGATATTTTCGGTCAAGTGTTGCTTTTTACGCTACACTCCCCGGCATGATCGCAGAAACCAAAGACCCATCCCTGGAAACGCACCTGGAAACCCCAGCCGACAAGTGCATCACCGCCTTCGGTGGCGTGCGTGCGCTTGCCCGCGCCCTGGAGCGAAACCCCAGCTCTGTGGTGCGCTGGCGCAAGCCCAAGGACGAGGGCGGCAGCAACGGCGCAGTGCCGTCCGCGCTGCAGGGCCGCATTCTGGCCATCGCCCAGGCTCGCGGCCTGAGCTTGAGTGCCGAGGACCTGATCTTGCGCACCGCAGGCGACTGGCAGTTGGATGCTTGATGATCAGCGACCGGATGCTTTTGGGGGCGATCTCGCACACCCGCTACGAGCTGCCGCGTGACATTGCGGTGCGGGTGGGCAAACGCCGCATCAACGCCGCCTTGGGCCGCCTGATTCGCTCCGGCCAGCTCGAACGCGTGCCCGGTCCGACTTGCTTTTTGTACCGCTCAAAACAAGCGAGGATTACGTGACCAAAAACGAGGCGAAAAATTATGGTTGCTATAACCGCCCAGAGTATCGCAAGATGCTACCCGTGCAAGACGGCTGGTGGCTTGATGGCCAGACCCGCGTCGCCAAGATGGTCGCCACCCCGTTTCGCATGACCCCCGAGTGCCAGTACACCCACACCGCGCTCGGGCGGGAAGATCACAAGTGTGTGGGGTGCAAACACCGGGCGTGAGCCCACAAACCAACGGAGGGCTGTATGAGCCAACCAGAGAAAAAAACACCGCCACCTGTTCAGTGGCCATTCCCACCCGCCACCGGCCCCGTGCCGTGGACGCCGGGCCAGCTGCGTGCCTACAAGCACCAGCAGCGCGAACAGGTCGAGGAGGCACCATGGTGAGCGAGTTTGAAACCTGGTGGTACCACGAGGGCAGCGGGCCGCCCACCGCAGGCAACGACATGGAAGAGCACTGCAAACGCATGTGCAAGATTGCTTGGGAGAAATCAGCGGAGGCTGAGCGTGAGCGCATTAAAGCAGCCAACGTGCAAGAGATCGAAAAGGTTAACGCGCACATCGCGGCGCTTGAAAAAAACTCGGCTCGTTATTTGCACATGCGAAACAGCGCGCAGTTTCAATCGCGCAACGGCCCTGGTCTGTATTGGTATCTTCCAAGATTTCGCGATGGCAAGGTTCGCGACGAAGGGCAACAACTGGACGACGCAATTGATGCCGCCATCCGCGCCCGGAGCCAACCATGAACTACCACGGCGCAATCACCCAAGCACTGGTCGACGAGCTTTTGGCCGTCGTCCACAAATACGACCAGACCATGCTGCTGCCCACCGCGCTCGGCTGCCTGGACCTGGTCAAAGCGCAGCTGATCCAAGACCACCAAGAGGAGGACGACGAATGATCCACCACACACGCGAAGGCGAGCACATGCGCCTTGGACTGAACTTTCGATTCACGCCTTACAGCTTGACGCTGATTTGGGCTTGGTACGACTTCGCCGCGCACAGCGCCACGACCTACCGTTTCCGTGTGAGGCTGCATCGCAGGCCGGTTTTTATGTTCGAAAAAAATCGCTTCAACGTGATCGACACATACCTGCACCTGCATGGCATGGAGGTTGTGCACAGCGAAGTACTGCAAGACCTCAAAGCGATCGAGCAGGCCACCTGGCGGCGGACAACAGCAAACGCGTGGATCAAGCCGGGGGATTTGAATGACTGAAATCATCGACCTCGCCAAGGCCCGCAAGGAGCGCGAGCCGCACATCGCTGGCGTGCTGTTTTGCCAGGGGTGCGATTACGAATGGAGCACCGTGTGGGAGATGGGCACCACCGAGTTTGAGTGCCCGGCGTGCAACAGCATGCGCGGGCGCAGCAAGTTTGACGTGGCCCCCACGCCGGGCTCAAAGGTCTGGAGCTGCATGTCCTGCGGCAACCAGCTGTTCAACCTCCTGCCCGATCGCGTTCACTGCCCTGGCTGCGGCAAGCAGTGGGATTATGGGGAGCTGTCATGACTCGGGATAAATTCGAGGCAACTCTCAAAAAGAACGCCTACTTGGAAATCTATGATTTCCTCACTCATATCGCCAGATCTGGAGAGCCAAACGAGATCAGCGCGGAGTGGCTTTCTCACATTCCGCACGGGTTTACATTTGATGAAATGCTCAGGAATCGAGGCCTGACCGCAAAATTTATCAAGTCCACCGGACGGTACTTTGTGGAGCGGCGACCACTGCCGGGTAAGCGATGATCACCCCCCGCCCCCGACAAGCCCAGGCCATTGCCGACCTGCGCAAAGCCTACCGCTTTGGCCACAAAGCACCCATCCTGATTGCCCCGACGGGTTTTGGCAAGAGTGCAACCGCGATCTGCATGATTCAGAGCGCCTTGGACAAAGGCAAGCGCGTCTGGTTCATCGCGCACCTCAAGGAAATCCTGAACGACACCAGCTCGCGCCTGACCGACGCTGGCATCAAGCACGGCTGGATCGCCTCTGGCCGCGACGGCAACCGCAGCCTGCCCGTGCAAGTCGCCATGGTGCAAACGCTGGTGCGACGGCTGGACCGGTACGAGCCGCCGGACCTCATCATCGTGGACGAGGCGCACCTGGCTGTGGCCAACACCTACCAGCAGATTTTCGAATGGGCTGGCGCTGGCCCCAAGTTCAAGCGGCCCGGCGGCGCACACCTGCTGCACCTCACGGCAACCCCGTGCAGGCTGGACGGCCGGGGCATGGGCGAGGTGGCCGATATCCTCGTGCCTACCTGCAGCACTCAAGACCTGATCGACGAGGGCCTGCTGGCCGCCATCCGCTACTACGCGCCCAGCGAGCCAGACCTGTCGGGTGTGCACACTGTGGCCGGCGACTTCAACCAAGGCGAGCTGGCCGCCGCGATGGACAAGCCCGTCATCACCGGCAGCGCCGTTGCGCACTATCGCAAGCTGGCGCACAACCGCCCGGCCGTGGCGTTTTGCGTCACCGTGGAGCACGCCACCAACGTGGCCGAGCAATTCCGCCAGGCCGGGTACCGAGCCGTGGCGATCAGCGGCGAGTCCGACACCGTGGAGCGCGACGCCGCCCTGCAAGGCCTGCGCGATGGCAGCCTGGACGTGGTTTGCAACTGCGCCCTTTGGGTGGCCGGGGTGGACGCCCCGACGATCGGCTGCATCATCTTGCTCACGCCCACGCAGTCGGTCGTCAAGTACTTGCAGTCCGTTGGCCGTGGCCTTCGCACGCACCCGGGCAAAACCGACTGCATAATTTTGGACCACGCTGGCAACGTGAAGCACCACGGTCTGCCCACCGACCTGCGCGAGTGGACCCTGGCCGCCGTCGAAAAAAAGAAGAACGCCAAGAAGTCCGAGGTGCCGGTCAAGACCTGCCCCGTGTGCTTTGCCACCGTGCCTTCGGTTGTGACCGACTGCCAGTGCGGGCACCACTTTGAGCCCGTGGGGCGCGAGATCAACGAGGTCGAAGGCGAGCTGGAGGAGATCACGGCCGCAGCCAAAGCGCAGGCGGTCAAAGACCGCAAGCGTGAGCAGGGCATGTCGCAGACGCTTGATGAGTTGGTGAAAATAGGCCGAGCACGCGGGATGCGTCGTCCTGAGTTATGGGCAAAATTTGTTCTTCGCGCCCGAGCACAAAAGCTCGCACAGGGGTTAAAATAGCCCGCATGAATGAGAATCAACGCTTTGGCTTTTGGACCGTTGTTGACGGAATCGTCACCCCAAAATCAGACGGCTACCGTTTGCTTTGTCGGTGCGATTGCGGGACGACAAAGATGGTCATGAAAAAACCACTTCTTTCTGGCACAACAAAAAGCTGCGGCTGTCGAGGGGTCTACCCTGGAGCCAAGATTGCTGGACACGTTGTTCTTGAAAGACACGGTCGAGAGCTCACCCTTCGCTGCGAGCATGGTGAAATATTCAAGAGTCGATACGACCGTGGCGCAATACGAATGCAGACGTGCCCGTGCAATCGGGATTTTTCAAAGCACGCAAAACATGGCGAGTCGGTTCATGCAACCAGGACGCAAGAGTACAACGCTTGGCGTTTGATGAGGCAGCGTTGCAACGATCCAAAAAACAAAAACTATCCTCACTATGGTGGGCGCGGAATCAAGGTGTGCGATCGCTGGAATTCTTACGATGCGTTCCTTGCCGACATGGGACGCAAGCCATCAAGAAAACACAGCCTTGACCGCATCGATGTGAACGGCAACTACGAGCCGGAAAACTGCAGGTGGGCTGATGTCATGACGCAACGCCATAACCAGCGGAGGTGCCAATGACCTGCCCCGCCTGCACCCACCCCCGCGTCACCCTGATCGACGGTACCGAGACCTGCACTTGGTCCGAGGCCTGGCGCGCTGAGACCGAGGCCCGCCATGTGCTGGCCATGCCTGGCAAGTACGAACGGCGCGAGTACCTGCGCGGCCGTGAGGAGGCGGGCAAGATCGTCAAGCGCGGGGTGTTTCAGGTCAGGGGCGAGGCTGCATGCCTGCAGCTTGAGGCCCAGGTGCGCAAGGTCTGGGAGCACGGCCGGAAACAACCGGGGGAAAAATGAACCCGAAAATTCCACCCCCACTAAGCGAGGCCGACCTCATGCGCCAGATCATGGTGGCGCTCTCGACCGACGGGCACTTCGTGGCCAGGGCCAACGTGGGCTTGTTTTTCACGGCCGACGGCAGGCCCGTCAAAACAGGTCTGCCTAAGGGGTTTTCGGATTTGTTTGGCCACCGGCAGTGGGACTGCCGGGCTTTTTACCTTGAGGTGAAAACCGCCAAGGGCCGTGCGTCGCCGGAGCAGCTGGCCTTCATTGCGGCCATGCAAAAACACGGCGCGCTGGCGGCAATCGTGCGGTCGGTGGAGGATGCCAGGCTGGCGCTGGCAGGGTAAACCCGCGTCATTTATTTTATTGAAGTGTTGCGTTTTTCCGCACTTCGCCCTTTATACTTTCAGCGGGGCTCGATCCGGTTAGCTACCGGGTGACACATGGCCTGACCCTGGCGAGGGCTGCCCCACCTTTTATTCGCCATCAACAAAAGCCAGGCATGACGGACACAAAAACAACAGGGCAGAGGGACCCAATTTCCCTTGAGACAGCGGAGCGCATGCTCTCATTTGTTCGCGGTGTTGATGACCGCGAGACCTGGGTGAAGATGGCATTCATCCTCAAAGAAGAATTCGGCGAGCCCGCCTTTGACGCGTGGGACGCCTGGAGCCAGCAGGGCTCAAACTACAAACCAATCGACGCCCGCGACGTCTGGAAATCGTGCAAGCCCGGTGGCAGCTCCAAACGCGCCACCATCGGCACGCTGATTGCCTTGGCCAAAGAAGGCGGCTACAAATCCACCGCCCAAGACCGCAAGCCGGTCGACCCCGAGGAGCGCCAGCGCCGGATCGCAGAGCGCGAGGCCCGCATGGCTGCCGAGGAGGCGCAGGCAAAAATTGACCGCGACGCCGCCGCCACCCGCGCCGCCGAGATGTGGGCCCGGGCCACGGTGGTCACCAGCCACCCTTACGCGCAGCGCAAACTGATCGAGCCCGAGGGCGCTCGCGTGCTGGGCGACGAGCTGCTTATCCCGCTGCGCCACGGGCCCGGCGCACTGGTCGGCCTCCAACGCATCAAGTCCGACGGCACCAAATTGTTTCTCAAGGGCACACCCTCGGGCGGCGCTTACACGGTGCTGGGCAAGCCCAACAAGCAGGGCACCATCGTGATCGCCGAGGGCTGGGCCACCGCCTGCTCCATCCGGCAGGCCACCGAGCACTGCGTGGTGGTCGCCTTCAACAGCGGCAACCTCCTGCCGGTCGCCCGCAAGATCCGCGCGGCCATGCCCGAGGCCCGCATGATCATCGCGGCCGACGACGACGATCCTACGCTGGACGTCCGCGTTCAAGAGGCACTGGAAAAAGGTGCGACAAACCCCGTGTGGACCATGATTGAGGGGTTTCGCGCCGTAACCGTCACGCTTGCCAACGGCCAATCCCTGGTCATAAAAAACCCGGGCATCACCGACGCCCGCAAAACGGCGATCGATGTCAACGCCCTGCTGGCCATCCCGGTCTGGTCCTCCGAGCGCGGGTCCGGTACCGACTTCAACGACCTGCACCTGGCCGATGGCTTGATCGCGGTCGAGGACTGCATCATGAAGGCCGACCCACCGGTTGCGCCCGAGCCACCACCGCAGCCGCCCGAGCCAACGCCGAACCCTACGGACGACACCCCGCCTTGGGACGACCATGCCGGCGACGGGCCACCGGACGACATTCCGCCCGACGATTACAGCGACCCGTCCCCACCGGACTCGGACGACGAGCGGATGATCTTCTCGTCCTCGCCCATGAAAACCGCCAGCCTGTTCCACGACACGCTGCCCGAGAAAGGCCGCATCCTGCACTGGCGCGGCGAGTTCTACAGCTGGGACGCCACGCGCTACGTCACCCGGGACAGGGTCTACATCGACCAGCGCCTCTACCACTTCATGGCCAAGTGCGTGACGCTCAAAGTCCACCCCAAGACCGGCGCGTCCGAGACGGTGGCCTTCAACCCAAAGTCCTCCACGGTCAACGACGTGGCCCACGCCCTGCGCGCGGTCTGCTACGCCGACCTGCCCGAGCCGCAGGTTTGGATCGACGAGAAGCCTGGCGACGTTGCGGCCCATGAGATCGTGGCCTTTAAAAACGGCTTCCTGCACCACCCAAGCCGGGAGCTGTTGCCCTCCACCGACCGCCTGTTTTGCACCTCGGCGCTGGATTTCGACTTCACCCCCGAGGCCCCTCCCCCCACCGAGTGGCTTAAATTCCTGCACAGCCTCTGGCCCGACGACCCCGAGTCGATCACCACGCTGGCCGAGATGTTTGGCTACCTGCTGACCGACGACACCAGCCAGCAAAAGATGTTCATGCTGATCGGCCCACCGCGTTGCGGCAAGGGCACCATCCTGCGCATCCTCGAAGCGCTGGTCGGCTACGCCAACCGGGTAAGCCCAAGCCTGGCGTCCCTGGGCACGCAGTTTGGCCTGCAGCCCCTGATCGGCAAGCGCCTGGCCATGATCTCCGACGCCCGCCTCTCCGGCCGCGCAGACCAGCAGCCCATCGTGGAAAACTTGCTGCGCATCTCCGGCGAGGACACCATCACGATCGACCGCAAGAATATGACCGCCTGGTCCGGCAAGATGGCCATCCGCTTCGTGCTTGCCTCCAACGAGCTGCCCGCTTTCTCGGACGCATCCGCCGCCTTGGCCAACCGCTTCTTGCCCTTCAAGTTCAACACCAGCTTTCTGGGCAAAGAGGACCATGGCCTCACCGCCCGCCTGCTCAAAGAGCTGCCCGGCATCGTGATCTGGGCCCTCGACGGGCTTGGCCGTTTGAACCAGCGCGGCTACTTCCAACGCCCCACCTCAGCCGACGAGCTGGCCGCCGATTTGGTCGATCAGACCAGCCCGATCCGGGCCTTCGTGCAAGAGCACTGCGTCATCGGGGAGCACGCGCAGGCTGACCGCGACGAGCTTTTCAAAGCCTGGAAGACTTGGTGCGAGGCTCAAGGCCGCGACCACGCAGGCACCAAGGTGTCGTTTGGCCGCCAGCTTTCAGCCGCCTTCCCAGGCATCAAGCGCAGTCAGCCAAGCGCGACCCGCACAGGATCATCTTGTGCAGAAGCCGGTTCCGGCACAAGATTGAACCTTTACACCGGCATTCGGATGCGACATGACTGGGAAAATGACGAGGGTCCACTTTGATGAACACCTCAAAAAACCATCCTGCACAAGATGAAACCTGTGCACGCACAACTTTGCACAAGATGCGGAAATCGTGTAACTCTTTGATTTCATTGGTTTTTTACCCTCTGCACAGGATTGCACAGGATAAAACGCCTATATTCACACATGCATGCACACGCACACACGCTAGCAACATTACAGCTAAGGTGGTGTTTTGCCCGTGCAAACCTGTGCAAACCTGTGCGGCCTCGTCTGTTGCATAATTCCCACCAACCCGACGCCACCATCAAACGGAGCAACCCATGACAAAATCCACCCCGGAAATCACCGCCGAAAAACTCACCGGAAACCCTGCCGACAAAATTGAGCAGTGGAGCATCGACAAACTTATCCCCTACGCGCGCAACAGCCGCACCCACTCGGATGAGCAGGTCGGACAGATCGCCGCCTCGATCAAAGAGTGGGGCTGGACCACGCCCATCCTGGTTGATGAGAACGGCGGCATCATTGCCGGACACGGCCGCACGATGGCCGCACAGCGCCTGAAAATGACCACGGTCCCTGTCATGGTCGCCACCGGTTGGTCCGAGGCCAAGAAGCGCGCCTACATCATTGCCGACAACCGCCTTGCCCTGAACGCCGGGTGGGACAACGAAATGCTCGCCACCGAGTTCAAAGACCTCATGGAGTTCGGCTTCGACGTCAGCCTCACAGGCTTCACGGAGGAAGAGATCGATGCCCTGATGCCCCTGGAGTTGGAAGAGGGCCTCACGGACCCCGACGACACACCCGAGGTCCCGGTCAATCCCGTCACCGTCCAGGGCGACGTGTGGGTCATGGGCAAGCACCGCCTCCTGTGCGGCGACAGCACCAGCATGGACGACTTGGCCAAGCTCTGCGAAAACCAGCTCGTCGACATGTGGTTGACCGACCCACCCTACAACGTGGCCTATGAGGGCGGTACCAAAGAAAAGCTCACCATCCAGAACGACTCGATGGGCGACGATCAGTTCCGCCAATTCCTGCGCGATGCTTACACCGCCGCCGACTCGGTCATGAAACCCGGCGCGGTTTTCTACATTTGGCACGCCGACTCCGAGGGCTACAACTTCCGAGGCGCTGCCAAGGATGCAGGCTGGACCGTGCGCCAGTGCCTGATCTGGAAAAAGTCATCCCTCGTCATGGGTCGCCAGGACTACCACTGGAAACACGAGCCCTACCTCTACGGTTGGAAAGACGGCGCAGGCCACCTTTGGGCCGCCGACCGCAAGCAGACCACCATCCTCGAGTTCGACAAACCCACCCGCAACGGTGAGCACCCGACCATGAAGCCCGTGGCCCTTTTCGAGTACCAGCTGCTCAACAACACCAAGGGCGGCGACCAAGTACTCGACAGCTTTGGTGGATCCGGTACCACTCTGATCGCCGCCGAGAAAAACGGCCGAGTTGCACGTTTGATGGAGTTGGACCCAAAATACTGCGACGTGATCGTGACCCGGTGGCAAGAGTTCACCGGCAAGCACGCTCACCTGGAAGCCGATGGTCGGTCCTTCACCGAGGTGATGGGCGAGCGCAGCCCCAACAGCCTGATCGGCAGCGAGATCGGCAAGGCTGACAAACCCAAGGTTGAGAAGGCCAAACCTGCAAAATCGGCCGATTGATGACAAAAACAGACCGAATCACTGTCAAAAAGGAGAGATTCATGACAAAAACGACTGAAAAACCGGTTTTAAAAAAGACCGGCAAAAATGGCGGGGCTCGCGAGGGTGCTGGCCGAAACCCATTTGAGCCCACAGAAACCGAGCGCAAGCAGGTGGAAGCCCTGTCGGGATACGGCCTTCCGCTGGAGCAGATTGCGGTGCTGGTGCGCAAGGGCATCAGCGTGGAAACCCTGACCAAGCACTTCGCCGACGAGCTGATCAGCGGCAAGGCCAAGGCCAACAGCCAGGTCGGCCGCACCTTGTTCCAGAAGGCCACGAGCGGCGACACCACTGCGATGATTTGGTGGACCAAGACCCAGATGAAGTGGTCAGAGACCCAAAAGGTCGAGCACACCGGCAAGGACGGCGGCGCGATCACTATGGCTGGCGTTGACCTCAAGGGCCTCAACGACAACGAGCTGGCGCAGATGCAAGCCCTGTTGCAAAAAGCCAACGGGGGTGATGAATGAGCGCCAGCGAACCCATGGACCCTTTCTTCACAACGATGAAGATCCGAGCCTGCGATGGCGATGCCGCTGGGCAGCTCTTGCTTGAGGCTTACGGCAAACAGCAGGTGCAAGCAGCCATGGCCCAGATTGCACCACGCATCCAGGCCGCCATCGAGCAGTCCGCACTGGACGCGGCCGTTGCCGAGCGCCAGCGCATCATCGAATGGATGCGCAACGACGACGGCGCAGGCATGACGGCCAAAGAGTACGCCGACGTCCTGGCCATGGGCATCCCAACAACACAACCAACCGAGACCCCGCAATGAACAAACCCACCCTTCCCGAGTCCCCCCTGCCCGCCCTGCTTGACCACGACGGTCGATTTCAAGCCTTGTTTCCCGAGGACTTGGTGCGCCAGCACGGCGAGGACATGATTGCCTTTGAGCGCGCCCGCATCCTGGCGCTGCTCGACACATTCGCTGGCCAGTGCCAGGCTCAGGCCATGGCGATGAGCGAGACGGGCCACGCCGATCAGCGCATAGTCAATGCTCAGCACGACGCCGTTCGCTTGCTGCAAGAGGCGATCAACGCCGCATGACTGCCTCAGCGGCTTACCCGGGCGATGAAGACGTGTTTTGCCATGTGGTCCCGCTCGGGGACTTCAGGCAGCACGAGCTCTCGCGTGCCTGTTGGTGCCACCCCAGCCCCGACGAGCAAGTTCCTGAGGTGATGATCCACAACGCAATGGACCAGCGCGAGCGCCTCGAACGCGGAGAGATTCGGCTGCAATGAGCGCACCCGTCTCCCCCGCCGTTATGCTGGACTTGATCACCAAAGAGCAGGCCCGCCGCCGCGCCAGCGCAAGCCTCTACGAGTTCGTTAAGCAGGCCTGGCACGTCATGGAGCCCGGCGTCCCGTTCGTTCCGAGCTGGCACATTGAGGAGATTTGCGAGCACTTGGAGGCTGTGAGCTGCGGCGAAATTCAGCGGCTGCTGATCAACATCCCGCCCCGGCACTCCAAGTCCACCATCGTCTCGGTGGCCTGGTGCGCTTGGGAGTGGATCGCCCAGCCCGAGCAGAAGTTCCTGGCCGCGTCCTACTCCGGCACGCTGTCCATCCGCGACAACTTGAAGGCCCGCCGCTTGATCCAGTCGCCTTGGTACCAAGAGCGCTTTGGGCACATGTTCGGGCTCTCGGGCGACCAAAACGCCAAGCAGCGATTTGAGAACGACAAGACCGGCTACCGCCTGGCCACCTCGGTCGGCGGTACCGCCACCGGTGAGGGCGGCTCGCGCCTGATCCTCGACGACCCGCACGGCGCGCAGGACGCGCAGTCTGAGACCATGCGCGAGACCGCGCTTGAGTGGTTCGACATGGTCTGGTCCACGCGTTTGAACAACCCAAAGACCGACGCAATGGTGACGGTCATGCAGCGCCTGCACGAGAAGGACATCAGCGGCCACATCCTGAACGACATTGGGGGCTGGGAGCACATCTGCATCCCGGCCGAGTGGGACGGCAAGAAGCGCAGCACCGTGCTTGGCCCCTACGACCCGCGCACCGTCAAGGGCGAGCTGATCTGCCCGGACCGCTTCGGCGAGGCCGAGATCACAAAGCTCAAGCAACTGCTGGGCACCTACGGTGCATCGGGCCAGCTCCAGCAGGACCCGTCGCCGGTCGAGGGCGGCATCTTGAAGACCGACTGCTTCCAGCTCTGGCCGATGGCTCAGCGCCTGCCGCCCTTCGAGTACATCCTGCAAAGCTACGACTGCGCGTTCACCGAGCGGACCACAGGCGACCCAACTGCCTGCTCGGTCTGGGGCGTGTTCACGCACCGGGGCCTGCGCAACGCCATGCTGCTTGACGCCTGGGACGAGCACCTGGGCTACCCCGACCTGCGGGCCAAGGTCATCCGGGACTGGACCAGCGAGTACGGCGCGGACAAGTCGGCCAAGGCGGGCATGCCCACTAAGGGCAGGCGGCCCGACCGCATCCTGGTTGAGGCCAAGGCCAGCGGCCAATCGCTGCTGCAGGACTTGCGTCTGGCCAAGGTCCCGGCCGTTGGCTACAATCCCGGTCAAGCGGATAAGGTGTCGAGGGCGCACCAGACCGCGCCGACGTTGGAGCTTGGACTGCTGTGGATCCCGGAGTCTGCCAAGAACCCCGGCCAGCCTGTGAGCTGGGCCCAGCCGTTCCTGAACCAAGTGGCGAAGTTCCCCGTCGCGGAACATGACGACTACGTGGACACTTTCACGCAAGCGGTCATCTTCCTGAAAAATGAACGGTGGTTCGATTTGCCAGAGGCACGCGACGTTGATGACAAGCCGCCTCGCCAACGTGAAGGAAGGGTAAACCCGTATGCCGTCTAAGTCGCAACCTAAGCCCATCTGGGACAAAAAGCGCCCCAGCTCTCTGGGCGCACCGAAGGCGCTGTCCTCCAGCGCCAAGACCAGCGCCAAGCGTGCGGCCGAGAAAGCCGGACGCCCGTACCCCAACCTGGTGGACAACATGCGGGCGGCAAGGAAGTCGAAATGACCAAGCCGCTCAAGAAGTCCGAGATGGCGTGCAATCAACCCAAGCGCACGCCGGACCACCCCAAGAAATCCCATGTGGTCAAGGCCTGCTACGACGGTACCGAGAAGGTGATCCGCTTCGGCGAGCAGGGGGCCAAGACGGCGGGCAAGCCCAAGGCTGGCGAGTCCGCAGCGACTACCGCCAAGCGCGACAGCTTCAAAGCGCGCCACGCCAAGAACATCGCCAAGGGGCCGTCGAGCGCGGCCTACTGGGCCAACAAAACTAAGTGGTGAAATCATGCCCAATACCCCATCCCTTCTTTCCGTCTCGCCTTACTCCCGCGCAATTGCTCGCGAGATGTATCCGGGGCAAATGGGCCAAGATGATCAACAAGACGCCGCGCGCCACATGCTGGCCGCTGGCACCATGGCTCGCAAGTACGGCCCGACGGTTGCTGACCTGGCTGGCAAGGCGCACGAGTACTCCACGTCTCCGCTGCGCGCTTTGATGACGCTGATCGGTCGGGGCCAGATGCCGCCCGATTACGAGCAGGACATGCACAACAACGCGCTGGGCATTGAGCTGGCGCGGCGTGCGAAGTCGCAGCGTGAGCTTGAGGACTTGATCCAGTCTGCCGCCGAGCGCCCAGCTACCACTCGAACCGAGGGGCGTCCCTGGGTGAACAAGGCC